CCTGACGGATCGTGGGTACGGGACATCCTGCCGTTGCCGACGAAGATCGTACAATCGGCCTATGTGGAGCAGGGCAAGGCCATCCTCGGCCTAGCCAAGCGCTACATCATGGCTATGGGCACCGGCAAGGGCGGGCGCATCGAGTATAGCGACGAGTATCGCTTCCTCGAGGATGAGCGGACCTATCTCATCAAACTCTACGGCACTGGCAGGCCGATGGACAACACGAGCTTCCTCGTGCTCGACATCCAGAACCTAGTGCCTGCGGTGCCTGACGTGCATATTACCAATGATCCGCTTAACGTGGCTGGCGACGTCGCGGTCACCAACGACCCGCTGACCGTGTACCCTGTCTACGATGCTCGGTTGGCCAGTCTAAAGATTGGCAATCTGACCCTGTCTCCGGCATTCAACAAGAGCGTGATGGTCTACACAGCCACCACCACTGACGCAACCAACACCATCACCGCGGTTGCAAAGGACGGCGAGGCCGAGATCGAAATCCTCGTCAACGATGCCGATCACACCAACGGCACGGCTGCGACATGGGACGCTGGAGAGAACACCGTCGAGATCACTGTGACGAGCGGCATCGAGAGTGAGACCTACACTGTCACTGTGACCAAGTCCTGACATAACGAGCCACTAACACACGCAGGGCGGTGACGTCATTCACCGCCCTGCGCATTTCCAGAGGGAGGTGATGCACCGTGCTCCAGGCCGTGAAGGACTACCTCAAAATCACCTGGGACGACGAGGATGGCTCCCTGCAGACCATAATTGAGCGTGGCAAGGCATACCTCAACGATCTAGTTGGCGCTGAGCTCGACTTCGACGTTGCTGGGCCTCCTCGATCGTTGCTCCTCGACTACTGCCGCTACGTTTACAACAATGCTAGCGAGTATTTCGAGGAGAATTTCGCCTCGGAGCTGCTCCGACTGCAACTGCAGATGGGGGTGAAGGCCCTTGGATCGTCTGAGACGTCAGGCTAAGCTCGACAAAATGCGGGACCTGCGCCGGGTTCGCCGTCGCAAAATCGTCATCCAAAAGCTGGTCGAGGGCGAGGACGAGTGGGGTAATGTGGTCTCGGAGTGGACGGACTGGCGAGAGTTTTGGGCGGATCTTGAGAGCCTATGGGGGCAGGAATACTTCGCGGCAAGAGCCGTCAATGAGCAGAACACCGTGATTTTCGTTCTGCGGCATGCTCCTTTCTTGGATCAGCTGAACACGACTCACTTCCGGGTGCTTTTTCGTCCGGTGTCAGTCTACGATGCTGATCCCAAGACGGACGTTGCGTATGCGATGTCGTCTTACCAGATGGGGGTTGTTGTCCCCGAGAAGCAGACGCAGAGAGAGTACGATATCGTCCATATAGACCGCCTAAACGATGACGGTATGTGGGTCAAACTGCGATGTAAGGAGCGTGGGGCGAATGTCTAAGGTAATATCCATCGACGAGCTCGCTGTTGGGATCACCCAAGCCATTGCCGAGTACACCGAGGATGTGGCCGTAGCGATTGAGGCCGAGGTCGATGCAACCTCAAAGGCAGTTGTTGAGGATATCAAAGCCAACGCTCCGCGGAAGACCGGGGAATACGCAAGAGGTTGGACGAGGCGTAAGGGCCAGCGACCGGGCTCGATATCCTACACGATCCACAATCGCAGCAAACCGCAGTTGACCCACCTCCTCGAACACGGCCATGCGAAGAGGGGTGGCGGAAGGGTAGAAGGGCGCCCCCATATCGGACCGGCTGTAGATCGTCATATCCCCGCGATGGAGCGGCGCATCGAGCAAATCATCGAGAGGGGCGGCTAGGATGACGTATCTTGATCTGATTCAGGAGATGCGGGCTCTTGGTTTCCCCTGCATCTATCGTCAATTCGATACGCCGCCCACACCTCCGTATACGGTCGTTCTCTACGCATATAGCGCGGACGTGCAGGCGGACAACCAGAACTACGCAGAGGTTGGCAACTATCAGCTGGAGCTTTACCACACAATCAAGCACCCGCCCAGTGAGAAGAAAATCGAGGACAAGTTGCGAGAGCTACGGCTTCCGTACCAGAAAACTGAGACGTACGTCGAGAGTGAAGGTCTCTATCAAATCATCTATCAAGTTCGATTATTAGGAGGGAACTGAAATGGCGAACAAAGTACGTTATGGCTTAGAGCAGGTCCACATCGCGTTCAAAGGCGTCGCCCAAACCCAGAGTATTGAGGTGACCAAACCACCGTCGACGGACGGAGAGGCGACACTCACAGTCACGGCTACTACGCTGCTAGGGGATGACTCGCCTCATGGCGTA